ATGGAGAACCCGAACCTGCACCGTCACCGCCGTCATTACCCTGACCGCCGGTACCCGACGCACCCGAACCGGCACTGTTGCCGCCACCGCCACCGCCGGAACCACCCGCAGCGGCAGCGTCGCCGCCACCCTGACCGCCACCGCCGCCAGCGGTAGAGGTCACGCTGCTGAATACGCTATTGGAACCGTTGGTGCCAGCCGAACTGGAACCAGTCGCCCCGCCTCCACCGACGGTGACAGTGTAGTCCCCGGCTGCCAAAGTCAACGAGGTTGAGGTCTGCATACCGCCAGCGCCACCGCCACCGCCCTGATCGGTGCCACCACCACCACCGCCTGCGATAACGAGTACGTCAACATCGACGCTGCCGCCCGATACGGTAAGCGTCCCGGTGTTGGTGAAGGTGAAAACCTTATAGCCCGCATAGTCGGTTTCCGTACCACCACTGACGGTAGGTCCAAATAGGCCACCGTTCAGCCAAGTAGAGACAGCCGTAGACGGATGCCCCTTCGGGGTGTCGTGCCGCCCCCGCCAGTTGGAAACAGCGGTGGACGGGTTGGTGCGGTCCTGACGGAACATTTGCTAGGCGGTGATACGGTTGACGTAACCGTACACGGCCACCTCATCACCGGTTGCCGCAGCACCCAGTATGATTTGGCCCGTGCTAGCCTTACCCTGTAGAATCAGACCGGGAACCAGCAGCACCAGACCACTCTCTGCTGTTACCGTGGTTTCGATGTAATCTTCGGGTTCCTCTACGCCACCGAACTGGATCGTAACCTTCAGATCCGCTGAGTGCGAGTTCACCGCGTACATCCAGATTTCGTCCAACGTCGTCGTCGTCGTTGTCGTAGTATGGATAGTTGTGAATGTGCCGCTGTCAACGGCAAGCGCAATACCAGTACCGCCTTGGTCGGTGGCGCAGCCGGTGAAGAACTCTTTGGAGTATGTTGCCATTATTTTCCCTTAGTTGAAGACTGAGTTGGACAAAATGTCGCTAGCGTTACCGTCACCATTCAGATGAATCGTACCAGTAGCGTCAGGAATCGTGATAGTGCGATCCGCAGTCGGATCAGTGATGTGGAGCAAAGTCTCGTAAGCATCGGCGGTTGAACCCTCAAAGGTGATAACAGGGTTCGATCCCTGAATCTCTATACCCGCAACGAACGTCGCCAACTCCGTCACCGACAACGTCCCCTTGACCGTTGTCAAAGAACCCGAAGCCGACAAGAACGGCGTACCGGTAGCCCACGACACTACATCCGAGAAGTTGGTGTTCATCTGGGACGCCACAATCGACGTGCCCGCAGTAAACGAGTTCGATACCGCCAAAGCCGCCATTACCGCAATCTCCTCGTCCTATACATCGCTACCGCCGAAGTCAACCCCCACTTGCCACGGTTGCCGTCGGCGGGAGAAACACTAAACCTCAAACTAACAGCCTTACCTGTCCCAGCCGTGGGCCACCGAAAGAACCTGTAAATGTTCGTCGTGCCCCCCGCCTCCCAATCAGCGTTGTCCCAAACGGCCGCATCCCAACGGGCAACCGTTGCCGCACCAGTGATCTGCTGGGTTTGCGTAACCGCCTCAGTGGACAGGTCGTAGTCCTTGTAGATGCCCATGCTCACGTTGACCGTATTGTCGGCCAACATGACAGTACGGGTCTTTCCCCACCGTTTGGTAAACGTGGGCCGATTCCCGATAAACCAGCCTGTCTGGTAAAACGACTGGATCTCCTCCAAATCCGGTGGATCACCCGTGTCGCCCAGATAGTCGTCCCTGTCGGCGTCTACATCAACCTTTGCCACACGGGTAAACGCCGCCGTACCGTTCACATCCGAGGTGATAGCCAACCCAAGGTGTTCCGCCCCCGACGGTCGATACGCCAGCAGCGACCGTGCGTTGATGTCATACCGGGTCCACGCTCCCGTGTCGCCCAACGACGGATCCCACATGAGCGTGTTGCGCCGGTTCGTCTGGTCCGACCCAGCAAGGTTGTCACCCGACTGATAGTCGGCGGACACCCACAGTTTCTCGTCAAACCACATCAGCGACGGTGCCGTCGCCAAAGTCAGGCTGCCATCGTCTATCGCCGGTTTGATACGCTCAAACACCCACGCTACCTGCTCGTACGCTATCAGGAACACTCCATCTTCGCCGTACCAGAAGAACACCCCCGCCGTACCGGCCACTGGGCTGGTGTCTTCACGGCAACCAGCGGTGCGTGTCAGGTTGCGCACCTCAAAAGAGTCACGGCTGAACCCGTAGACGGCGTACACGCTGTTCTGCTTGAACACCAGCAACCGGTCAGCATCGGGGATAATGGCCGTTATGTAGTCGCCGTCCTCACCGATGTCAATGTCGATGTAGTCGCTGGCCGTCCAGTTCTCACCGTCATTCACCGCCGAGAACCTGACACGGTTCTTATGCGACGTACCCGATTCCAACGTGTAGGCAACCCACACGAACTCAGCCCACGTCGCCGCATAGCGGGCACACGGAAAATGCCCCGCAGAACCGTCTATGTCGGGTGTCAAGGTGGTGCAGTTGTTAGACCCTGCCCACGCCACAGCCGACTTGGTGCCCTCGCTGGCTAGCAGACTGCCGTTGACGACATAGGTGGTGTCGTTGAAGGTGACAGCCTGTGGGCGTTGAGAACCGGCAAACTGCACTACCGCCGCATCGGATTCCACAGCCCCGGATTGAAAGTTCCCCGAAGCGTTGTCGTTCCAGTACAACTTGGAGTTGCTGCTGCTCTTGACGGCGGCAATGATCTGGTTGTTGGACGCATCAGAGTGCTGGAACAGGCTGTAGATCGTGTCGGCCAAAGCCGTGGTGTTCAACACGTCTATTGCGTCGCGACGCGAAACGCCGCCACGCGGGTCCACGTCCACGTTCAACAATGCCGGAGACTCGTTACGTGCCAGATTGAACTGGTCGGCACGCAGATTCAGACCACCAGTAAAGTCGGCCTTCTCGTCGTAACGGTAGGCATCGCCGCCCTTGGCTACCTTAGCGTCTGCTAGTAGCGGCATCTACGATTCCCAAGAATAGCGGAATCTACCCGGCAGGTATGACTGCGACATCCACCGTGACGCCCTGATACTGTTCAGCATCAGCGGCTGCGGTGCCGGAGAATCCTCAAACCGTGCCCGCAGATTGTCCAACTCTTGGATGAACTGCGAATAGTACTGCTGCCCCATCGCAGCATCTTCCTGCTGCTGATACGACCGGTACAGTACATACAGGGTCAGCACGTTGTTGAACGGCACCGGCAGATCCGGCGTGTTCGCATCGCCAATCGCCGTCCGGTACACGGCGGTGTTGCCGCCAAAGTCCACCGGGTTGCGATACCCGCGAATAGAAATCGTCTGAACCCCGGAGGGTGTCGGGTACAAGCGGACCGTCTGGTTGGTCACCGCCGCCGATGCGCTGGTACCACTATTCCACGACGACCAGTACCACGGCCTGCCAGTGGTGTTGGAGTTCAACGGGTAGATGATGTCACCCACGTCGTAGCCAATGTACTCCAATACGTGATTGTCGGTCTTCATGGCCGCTATTTCACGCAAACCCACGTTCTTCGGTGCAGACGCCCCCTCAAACGTCACACCGTCATGGGTGAAACTGAGGTTTGTCCCCACCTCAGCCAACGTGTAGTCCTTCTGCGACGCAACCGTGTCGAACGCCAACGCAACCTCGTAGAACGGCCACCGCTTCTCCGAATACACGATGATGTCGTAGCCCTCGCGGATAAACGTGTTCATCGTCGCGTCGGAAATGTCGTTTGTCGTGATGTCAACCACGTTACGAACGTGGTCGCGCATTGCGCTCAGTTGCACCACGACCCCCTAGTCTTCGTCGGATTGAGGGGTAGTTTCCTTAGATGGTGCCGCCACGGGAGGTTCATGTTGGGGGATGGGGTTTACGCGATGTATACGCCTGCTACTCCCAGCGGAGTGGCCTTCAGGGTTGAGCGTCTTGAAGTTTCCCGCAGGTTCATTTGCGGGGCGCTGACCCTTCTTGTATGCGTATGCGAAACCCCGTGCCATGATGCCTCCCGTGGCGACGAACCGTCTATCAGGCCGTGGCGCCGAAGATGTATCCCTGACGGGCACGGTTGCTGCATGTCAAGTTGCCGTAGCACAGCAACTGTGAGAACACAGCGTCCTGATTGGTGGGACGCACGAACGGTGTCGGCTTGAACCAGACATCGCTATGAGCCACCAACTGTAGGTACTTGGTGTTGAGGAACATCATCTGTCCACTCGTTGCAGCCCCGTCAAAGGTTACGGGTGCGCCCTTGAACAGCAGGTTCTGGAACCCGCCATCGGCCACATCGGTATCAGTGTACCGGATCTGGCTTTCCAACAGCGACTCGTACTTCTCGTACAGGGTCTGTGTGGTAATGATGATCGTCGGCTGGTCGTTGCCAACCGAAATGGTGTTGTACACGGTCGCCATCGTCAACTGCGTCAAAGCGCCGCCTTCGTCGGTTTCAGTGGACTTCCACCATGAGTTACCCGCACCAGTCGGGTCGATTCCACCAAGCGACGTGTTGGGCTTGGCAACAATCAAGTGCAAGCCGTTCCAGTCGTCACCGGACGCATCAGCCCAGAACATGGTGTTCATGTTCTCAATCACCGTTTCCTGCGTCTGGAAGATCTTGCCTTCCAGCAGGTCGATAATCTGGGCTTCGCCGTTGTTCTTGGCTTCCTCAATACCGCTGATCGTCACGGTAGCCGCATACTGCTTCCAGTCGTACTCAGCCGCCGAAATGCCGGTCTGAGCCGTAGTGTCAATAGTATCCGTACCAGCGTACGAACCAGCCGTACTGTTTGTCCCGTAAATAACCGGGACTACGATATTCGATCCACCTGAAACACGCCGAATCGTCTGACCGTTCGTCAACGCGTAGAACAATGGTCGCGCGCTGAAAATGTTGTCAGTCAGTTTCGGGATGTAGTTCTTCAGGGTGGTTGACAGAATCTCGTCAAAACTGCTGTTACCAGCCATAAACTGTCACCTCTCCGTTGTCTACGAAGACAGGGAACGCTTAGCGTCCATGAACGCCTCACGGATACTGGAGACTGCCCGCACCGGTTCAGTCGTTGAACCAGCCTGCTTGGAACCCGAAGGTTCCACCACGCCAGCGTCACGTTTTGCCTCGGTGCGCCCCTGATCCTGTTCCAACTTGCTGGCCTTCGCGGCTACATCGTTATACCGCATATGTGTCAATGCGGCTTCTAGATTGCCGATCTTGTGCGTCAGCGCGTGTTGGTACAAGGCAGGAGCGTCGAAATCCCCGTAAGTTTCCTTGAGTTGATCTACCTGCTTCTCTACCTGTTGTCGTCTATGTACCCGGTCCTGCTGTTCAAGGCGGGCTTCCAAGTTCGCTATCCGCTGCTCGCTGGGATCCGGCTCATCCCACGGATCTGTTGATCCCATGGATTCACCGGCTGTCCTCTCAACACCGTATGCGTTACCCAAAGCCTCTAATGTTCCCGCCGGATCTGCCTCCAACGAGTTCACAATCGCCTCTGCCTGCTGTAACCGACCACGTTCGGATGCCAACTCCTGCGTCTTACGTGTGTAATCCGACTGGCGCTGGTATCCATCCCGAAGTTCGTCAAGGCTGACCTGCTCTTCGACGCCATCCACCCTTATGGTGTATCCGTCGCCGACAGGTTCCTCTGGAACCCCTACTGAAGAATCTGGGCTGTCCGCCGCAACGGTTCCGTCAACATCTTCATTCATTATTCTGTTGTCTCCTCGGAGTCCTGAAGGTTGCTCCTATGTACTAGGGACTACTGTCCCACTTGCCTACGAGAACGGAAGGTCTACGTCCATCTGTCCTTGAATCTGTGCCAGCAACTCGGGTGGCACCCCGCCAGTCGGGGAGAAAGCCCCCTCCGGTTGTGGCGAAATCGGCATCCCCGGTGGCATCTGGCCCGCCCCGGGACCCGCCCCCGGCTGCGCCCCCGGCTGCGCCCCCTCGGGGCCGACCGGCTGCTGAGGCTGCTGCTGCATCATAAACTTGTCCGGGTCCTTGATTCCAAAACCGGCCGTCAGCACATGCTTCGCCAACGCCGCCGGATCAATCACCGTGCCCACCAGAGGGGCCAGAGCGTTCAGCAACGACACGGCCTGCTGCTTGCGAATCGTATCGTTGATCGGCTGCGTAGACCCGGCCTCCACACTGAAATCGTACTCACCGGTAATATCGTCACGGGCGTACGGTACGAACAGGCTGCCACCCTTGTCGGCGACCTGAGCCATCTGCTCCCCGGTCATAAACTGTTGCATCAACTGGATTACCCGGCGACCGATCTGGGCGATAGCCAACTCTACAGTCGCCAACTTGTCGGCAGCCCTAGCGTTACCCGCATCGGCGATGATGCTGGCCTCCGTTGCCGTACGGCGAATCTCCGGCATCTGACCGCGCGCATACTCCGACACACCCGACACCGTGTTGATGTCGGCCTCCACGATCTCCGACATGTTGTAGATTTCCGGCGACAACGGCGTCTGCGGCATCGGAACAACCGTTTCCCCCAACGGCTTGTTCTCATCCACCACCGGCACCAACCGGCCATCCTGATCCGATTCCAGAGCCTCACGGCCCTCCGGCCCAAACGACCGCTCGTGATACAAG